GGCGCTTTTTCCGTCTTTATGAAAACCGGCTTGCCGTGATACGTCTCTCCATAATTCTCATCGCCGTCTTTCATAATGGTGAGTAGCTTTTCCTCCGGTTTTGTGCAGTAGATATAGCACTTAAACGGCGTATCCATCTTCGGGCGCGTCTTGCGCACCTCGATCGTTTTCTCACCGCTTATGATCTTCTCGCACCACTTCGGGCGGATGCTGATTAAAACAGCTATCATGCTTGTCTCCTTCCTCCGGCGCGTCCGGTAGTTTGTGTTATGTCCAGTTTCTGAAATAGACGCACCCGGTAACAGAGTTTTCCACACCGTTCACAGATTGCGTAATTTGTGTGATACTTCCCACCGTGCCGGTTGCTTCTGCGGCGTGTTACCTGCACATACGTATACTTGTCCAGCTTGTGCAGACCCATGCGGCAAAGAAGGGGGCTTTTCATAAATCCACCTCCGGTGCTTCCGGCGGCGGCATCCAGTGAGTAATCAAGTTCTGCGGTACCTCCCAGTTATCGCACGTCCATCCGTCGCTCGGAAAGTATCTTGCCATATCTACAATCGAGCCGCCCGCGTCCCGAAAAGCAACGAGATATTTGCTGAGACGGTCTATTGGCAGTCTGTCCTCCACGCTGATCCACTGCGGCACCTTCTCCCGCAGCGCCGCATTCTCGGCGGTCAGGCGCTCGATGAGCCGATCCGCCGCAATGCTTTTAACCGTCTCGTAGCACTCACAGCCAGTGGCGCTACTCTGCGCCATCGGCTCGCCGCATTGTCTGGAGCACGCAAAAAAATGGATGCACTCTTCACAGGCTCTTTCAGGATTTTCTTTAGGTGGCATTATTCTCCTCCCTCCAAATAGTCATTTGCTCCATGTCCGGTTCCTTTTGACACCGGCCCCAGCAGCCTATCCACGGCTGCACGCTCCATCGGGTTCAGTTCGTCGTGGTGCCCCTGCACGCCGTAGCCGGGCTTTGCAGCGCGGCCAAGCGCCGCAGGGCGTGTGCTGGCCTCTTTCAACCAGTCAAACACGATCCCCTTGTAATTTGCGGCCATAGAGCGGGTTATCACGTCGATCATTGCAGCCTCGCCGTATTCCTCCGCAGCCTTTGTGATCTGCGTAACAAGGCTTTGCAGGCCGACAGGCTTATACTCCTCCCGTCGTTCTCCCTTGTATGCCACCCATTTTTCAACGGATTCGCGCAGTGTGGGGGGTAGGGGGGAAAGAATACTGTCCATGTCCATGTCCTTGTCCTTTTCCTTTGTCCTTTTCCTTTGTCCATAGCTTTTTTTGCTTTCCTCGGAAAGCATTTGCTTTTTTTGCTTTTCGTTGCTTTCGTCAAAAGCATTTGCTTTTTCGGATTCAGGCCGACCGCCCTGCTTTCCTGCCTCGCTTCTGGACGCGGAGACGGCCTTTTGCGCCGCTACGGATTCGTCAATGTCCCGTCGAATCGCAGGCCAAATGAAACGTTCACTCCCGCTGAACTCTGGCTCTGCTCCCGACTCGCGATAATCCATCGCGGCCAGCACCAAGCGCCCCACCTCAGCGGCACTGTACGCCTCGAAATAGCTCCTGTAACTCAGCCACAGCTTGACGTATTCCCTTTTATCTCCCATCCGTCAGCCCTCAGAACGGAAGCTCGTTTTTGTCGCCGATCTCCATCTGCGGCATATCCGGCGCAGAGAACGGAACCGGCGTTGTGCTCGGCAGCGGCTTGAACTCCGAAGAGGCCGGTGCAGCGGCAGAAGCATTCTGCCCGTCCCGCTTGCTGTCGCCGAAATAAACGCTTTCTGCGACGATCTCGGCAGTCTTGCGCTTGTTCCCGTCCTTGTCTTCCCAGTTGCGGATCTGCAAGCGGCCAGAAACGACAGCCATGCGGCCCTTTGAGAAATACTTGCTGACGAACTCAGCCGTGCCGCGCCATGCGACGATATCCACGAAGTCCGTTTCCTTCTCCGCGCCCTGCGCCGCGAAATCGCGGTCGCAGGCAAGCGTGAAGGATGCAACGGAGTTTCCACTTTGCGTCTGCCGAAGCTCCGGGTCACGGGTCAGGCGGCCCATCAGGACGATTTTATTCAGCATTTGCGTTGCCCTCCATGACCTCACCTGTAGTCTGGTCAACAGGCATATTGTCTACCATTTCCGCATCTGCGACAACAGTAGGAACGCTGAACATATCGTCGCTGATCTCCGTCTTGACTGTGCTGTCCTGTGCGATCTGCCGAACAAATTCGGACTTCATCGGCGCGTATTTAAGAACCTTTTTCAGGACAGTCTTCTTCGCCATTTCCTCGAAATTGGTCTGCCACGGGCCGGAGCCGTATGCCTTGCTGTACTTCTGCGCATGGGCGCGAACATCGTCCAGCGTCATGATCTCGAAGCCGTAGCCGCCGTCCTTTGTTTTGAACATCGCCCAGACGTTCACCGGGTCGCCGCGATCTCCGTTCAGCTTCGGGATAAATTTCAGGCTGCATTCCGTGCCGTACTCGGCAATCAGCGTGTCGTTTGAGTGTCCGACTTGTGCTTGGATCGTCTGGATCTCGCCGGAGCGGTATGCAAGATCAATCATGCCTTTGTACCCAAGCTGGAACTGACATTCAAGACGGTTCTGCTTCCCGTTCCAATACGGGATCAAGTATGCCTGCCCAAGCGGCGTGTTCGGCTCCAAGCCAAGCTGCGCGGCAGTCATCATCGCGCCGAGGAAAGATTGCGGTGTACACTGCGCCAGTTTTGGATTCGTGGAAAGCGCGGAAAGCGTGATCCGCGTGAACCGTTCCGGCGTCATAACGGAGGGAAGCGCTTTCTTGATCTCACCCTCCATCTGCTTGATATACTGCTGCATTGTCGGATTTCCGCCGCTCTGTGCCTTCATTGCCGTCTGCGAGGTTGCCTGCTGGATTTTGTTCATGATTCTTCCTCCTGTTTCATTTCTGTAATTTTGAATGGCCGGGCCTGCACCGTTTTATAAAACGGCGTCAAATCGATATCCGGGTATGCCTCTTTAAAGACTTTGGGCTGGAACGTCTGCAGGTTTTGCTGCTTCCAGGAGACGTTGTAACCGTTGCAGGCGGCCCGCTCTGCCGTGCCCATGTCGAGCTTGATTGTGTTTTCAATCTCGCGGCTGCGCTCCGCCAGTGCCGCCGCCTGACGCTTGATCTGCATATACTCGGAAAGCAGCTGTTCACGCCCGAACAAATCAAGCTGTTCGCCGTTGCTATCGGCATAAACCGTGCTGATCGCGTCCGTCGTCGCCTCCGAGCCGTCCGGTGCAGGCGGGGTGTCTTCCTCGACGCACCGCCAGAAAAGCTTCTCCGCCTCCATCAGCGCGGAGATTTCCGCCTCGTCGCGCTCGAGCGTGTATGTAAAGAATCCGCGCCCGAATACGAGAACCGCCAAATACCAACGGTCAAGGCCAGTGACAGCCAGATAGTGCACGCACTGGCAATAATATTTCTCTGGGAAATCCACGCCGTTGAACTGCCGAATGTCAAGCGTCGAGGTTGTCTTGCATTCCAGCCCTGCATTTTCGCTGGAAATTCGCCTGTCAATGTCTGCGTGCGCCCACGGATACGCGGGGTTCCGAATGATGTAGTTGCAGCGCCGCACCTTTTTCCCAGACGCTTCTTCAAAACGCTTCGCAACATACTCCTCGAGATCTCGGCCGATCCGCATAGCCTCTGTGTCTTCCTTTTCCGGAAGACGCCCAGTCTTGTCCATCCATACCGTGTACGGGCTTGCAAAGCGGCTCATGCCGATAACAGCTGCCGCGTCACTCCCTCCGATGGACTTTCTGCGTTCCTCAAGCCATTCTTCGCGGCTCATCTTCACAGTGGAGATTGTATCAAGCATTTACTCTACCTCCACAAATTCGCCGCTTTTCAGCTGGTACCATGTTCCAGCCTTGATCTTTTCTCCATCGACAATGGCTGCCTTTACAGCGATGATCGGATACGTCTCTCCGTCCCATTCGCCTCGCTCGACGCAGCAGATTGCGCAGCCAAGCGCGCCCATTGCTTTACATTCGAGGCCGGCCGCGAGCGCCACACCGGCTTTCCCTGTGGCGGAGGCTGCGCCCCGATCGCCTGTGGCGGAGGCTGCGCCCAGATCGCCTGTGGCGGAGGCTGCGCCCAGATCGCCTGTGGCGGAGGCTGCGCCCAGATAGCCTGTGGCGGAGGCTGCGCCCCGATTGCCTGCGGCGGAGGCTGCGCCCCGATTGCCTGTGGCGGAGGCTGCGCCCAGATCGCCTGTGGCGGAGGCTGCGCCCAGATTGCCTGTGGCGGAGGCTGCGCCCCGATCGCCTGTGGCGGAGGCTGCGCCCCGATTGCCTGTGGCGGAGGCTGCGCCCCGATAGCCTGTGGCGGAGGCTGCGCCCAGATAGCCTGCGGCGGAGGCTGCGCCCAGATCGCCTGTGGCGGAGGCTGCGCCCCGATCGCCTGTGGCGGAGGCTGCGCCCAGATAGCCTGTGGCGGAGGCTGCGCCCAGATAGCCTGTGGCGGAGGCTGCGCCCAGATCGCCTGTGGCGGAGGCTGCGCCCAGATCGCCTGTGGCGGAGGCTGCGCCCCGATAGCCTGTGGCGGAGGCTGCGCCCCGATTGCCTGTGGCGGAGGCTGCGCCCCGATTGCCTGTGGCGGAGGCTGCGCCCCGATTGCCTGTGGCGGAGGCTGCGCCCAGATTGCCTGTGGCGGAGGCTGCGCCCCGATTGCCTGTGGCGGAG